CTTCCCCAGTTATGGTGGAGGGAGACAGAGAGTACGTTATGTATGACACTGGAGTACCTGGCCAGCCACCAATAAAGGTGTACGGGGTATGGAATGAATACGCCGTAGCTAGAGATGAAGAAGGAAACGACTTGATCGCTGACGAAGATTACCCAATCAGAAAGAACGAAAACGGAGATTATGAGCTGGATACAGAGTACTATGAGGCTACTGGTCCAGACGTAAACTCTTCTGAAAGAGCTATGGTTGGTAGGGCTATGGGAAAGGGCGCTCCAAACACCCAAATGTTGCTTGATATGCTCTCTAAAAGCCGTGGTCCTGGCATGAGATGAGCAGGGGCTACTTTAACCCTTCCATCAAGAGAGTAAACCCAGCTAAAATAGCTTACAATAATTCAATTAAAAATGCAGCTAAGCAAAAACCTATCCCTGAAAGAGGTTGTAAAGTCGATTACAGCGGAAAGACTGGGGATAAAAAACATTCCAAGCAAAGAGGAGATTAACAACCTTATAGATATAGCTCAAAATGTTTTTCAGCCCTTACGAGATCACTTCAATGTACCGATTGCAGTCTCCTCAGGATACAGGTGCAAAAAGCTCAACAAAGCAGTCGGCGGGAGCAAGACGTCAGAGCATATGGAAGGCCGTGCGCTCGACCTTGACGCAGATACTTTTGGTGGCGTCACAAACAAAGAGATTTTTGAATACATCAAGAACAACCTAGAATTCAACCAACTAATTTGGGAATTTGGGGATGACGACAACCCAGCCTGGGTCCATGTGTCTTATAACGAGCATAACAATTCTAAGAGAGTATTGCGTGCTCAGAAACTCGACGGAGCAACTGTTTATAGATTGATGTAATGGCAAAGGCAAAATCAGGATCTAGGGCAGAGGCAAAGATGGTGCTTAACCCAAAGAAGAACCACGGAAGGCACGCGAAGAGAAAATCTACCAACAAGAACTCTTCAACCTACGAGAAGGCCTAAAGACGTAAGCTTGTCGAAATGCTTGTATATATAACCAGAGTTCATAAGGGGATATACCAGTCTGTTCGATAGGTTAGATTGGTTCATCTCATAGTCCTCACTAGCAAATTTTAAAGTAAAAAATTCTAAGTCATAAGCCCACAAAAGAAACTCCAGCTCACTCTGAGATATGTCTGAAGACTCTAGGAACTTTATCCTATTTTGCTTCAGCCTTTTCATGTGATTCTTGCCTATGAAGTAGGGCTTCATATGAGAAAAATCTCTGAACATCCTTTTCTTTGTGACTCTGGACTTAGGCATAATGAAGTTATCTTTGACCAAATTTAAGCCATGAATAAGAATCAAGACGAATTTTTCACAGAGATCAAGAAGCTTGTCTCTAGAATAGAAGCTTTGGTAGACAAGTACGGAATGGAAGACAGGTTTATTTGCGCTGCGATGTATGGGCTTATAGATGAAGACACAAGGGATGATGACGACGATGTAAGCGTTGGCGCTTCATATCACTTCTCAGTCCAGGACGAAGTTGAACTTCAAGCCGTATCCATAATGATGCAGAAAGCATACTCTGCTATGACTGGAAATGATAAACTTAGAGGTATCTTTAATTCCGACTCAAGCTTGAACTGATGAACGGACTTATCCGAAAAATTGTCGCTGGAAGAGACCCAAAGACAGACGGAATGGCTTACTCTATTGGGATGAAGGTAGGCAACGGTTCTATATGTTCTATATTATTTGACCAAGAGTCTTTTGATCTATATGGAGTCACAAAATACGTCATATACGTTCAAGAACCAGAATCCCAAGTTCTGTGGAAGACAATAGAAAATATGCCATGTGTCGTAGAATATGATCTGAATTTTTAAAATGAGATCCCTTTCTTGCTTCATCGTAAAGATGAATAAGCGGTTTAACGACACCGTAGAACTTTCAAACGGACTAAAGCTTTATGTTGATCCCAAGTACAATGAGTTTGAGAACAGAGTTAATGAAGCTGAAATAGTAAGCGCTCCATGTAAGTTTGACACTGGAGCTAAACCAGGAGACACGCTTTACTTTCATCATCACGTTGTGGTAAATGACGGTCAGCCAATTACTGGAGAAGAAAACTCTTATCTAGTCAACTACTCAGAGGAAGCTATGGATAATCAAGCTATAGCTTATAGGCCAAAAGGATCTGAAAACATTATACCCCTTGGAGGCTGGATAGTTTTAGAGCCAGTAAAAGAAGAAAAAAAGAAAGAATCAGAGATAATAGAGGTCATTAAGCTTCAAGAGGATCCAATAGCAAAGGGAAGGGTGGCCTATCATTCAGATAGTTTGAAAGAGATTAACCTTAAGGTAGGCGATGTGGTCGGTTTCAATCATAAATTTGGATACAGATTTAAGATAGACGGAGAAGTTTACTTGAGAATAAGGCTAATTGACCTATTATATGTCGAAAATAATTGAGTTCTCTAACGCTGATGCGGCTAAGCGCCTTATGGACGCGATGTCTCAGGCTATTAACAATATGATAGAGGAGATAAAGAAGCCTGTAGACCCCGAAGCTGGCGGTAGCGCTAGAAAAGCAGAGCTTCAGTCCATAAAGCAGACGGCTATAGACTGCAAAGAGCTTATAGTCGAGCGCCAGAGGCTACAAGAGCTGGTAGACGAGTTGAATTCAGGAACCCAAATTGAATCAAATAAAGATTATGCAGGAGGATTTGCAGAAAAATTTTCAAAGTGAAGCGTTCTACGGAGTAGAAGCTAGCGTTGTCGTAAACAAAAAGAGAACGTTCGATGAACTTGTTGAACTTGTTGGCGATTGGGCTCATAATAAGGGCCTTTTACTGGAGCATAACTCAACTAGACAAATGCTTAAGGTCGTCGAGGAGGTTGGGGAGGTAGCTGGCGCTCTAGCCAAGGGCAATAGAGACGATCTCGTAGACGCTATAGGAGATAGTTTTGTAACGTTAATCATCCTTGCTAAGCAGATGAGCATAGATCCAGACTATGCCCTCGGCGTTGCATATGATACTATCAAGAACAGGACTGGGCGCACGGAAAACGGTGTGTTCATAAAAAATTCTTGACATATCAGCATTTGTCCGTAGATTTGTGGCCTTAACGGAAACCCTCAATATATGCTTGACACTCTTGTAACTGTGGTTGATTCGTTGCCAGTGGCAATGGACACCATTGCGGCTGTTGCAGATACTGCAACGGTTGCTCAAACGGCACCGAACGAAGCGGTCGCTGAGTCTGGATGGTTCACGCCTGGAATCATTCCCGAACTTCTCATCGCCTTAATGGCGGTAGTGAAAATTGTTGTCAACCTCACCCCAACGGAGAGAGACAACAAGGTGTTTGGGTTGGTTGATTCTATGATCAACGCGATCATCCCAGACAGAAAAAAGGCCTAACTGGCCTAGCCCTGTAAGCTCACGGGAGCCCCGACTAATAATCGGACGCGGCAGGTTCGATTCCTGCACAGGGCGCTACACCAATTTAATTGACATGATTCTTCACCTTTATTTCCAGCTGCTGGTTGACCGCATTGGCAACCAGGCTTGGTACCACTTGTACTTTTAATCGCCTGCGCCCGTAGCTCAGCTGGATAGAGCAACAGCCTTCTAAGCTGTGGGTCACAGGTTCGAATCCTGTCGGGCGTACAATTCTTTGACGTGCTGGTCTTTATTTCGCGTTCTGCACCTCTACGATTAAACAGGTGCGATTAACTGGGGGCGTAGCTCAGTTGGTTAGAGCAGGATGCTTATATCATCAAGGTCACAGGTTCAAGTCCTGTCGCCCCTACTCTTGGAATCACAATCTGTGATCGCAAGAAAACACGTCAGTAGCTCAACTGGTAGAGCATCGGTCTCCAAAACCGAGGGTTGCAGGTTCAAATCCTGCCTGACGCGCCATGCTTCTGTAGCTCAACTGGTAGAGCAACTGATTTGTACTCAGTAGGTTGAGGGTTCGACTCCTTTCAGAAGCTCTATATAGTCAGGTAGTTCAACTGGTAGAATGGCGGGCTTTATGCCCCTGAATGTAGGTTCGACTCCTACCCTGGCTGCCAAACTCGGGAGTAAAACGGCGCCAAACTCGGGAATTACCCTTGAGCATAATGCCTGATTGTTGACGCAAATGAAGCAAAAATGCATCATTATAGCTGCAATAACGATTCAATGAAGTAAAAAACCATCACGGTTATAAATCAAATGAAAGTAAAACTTTTGTCCATTACCCCCAATGCTGAAGAACACATTGTTGAGGTTGCGCGTGTTTCTAGCTCTCGCGAGAATAAGAAGGAGGATTACGAATCGCTCATACGGTATCTGATCAAGCACAAGCACTGGTCTCCCTTCGAGCATTCTTACATGACCGTAGAGATAGAGACAAGTAAAGCGATAGCCATACAGCTTCTAAGGCATAGAAGTTTCACCTTTCAAGAATTTAGCCAGAGATACCAGAACGTAAATGCCGTATCTCAGGGAGGGATATTTGAGCCAGTGCAGCTCCGTTGGCAAGCTCAGTCAAATCGGCAGTCATCTACGGATCCTATGAATTCACAGGTCCTTGATAGCAAGGTTGCCATGGTTCTTGCAGCATGTGAGCAGCTGTACAACAACCTGCTGGAGTCTGGGGTGTCAAGAGAAACAGCAAGGTTCGTACTGCCTATGGCTACGAAGACCACCCTGCATATGACTGGAAGTATCCGATCTTGGATACATTTCATACAGATAAGAGATGACTCTCACGCGCAAAAAGAGATACAGGACATAGCAAAATGTATAAAGAGTATATTTGCAGATGCTCTGCCTGTGATTTCAGAGTCAATTAAATTTAAATGAGTGCGCTAGTAGAAGTAAAAGACTACAAAGATTTAGGTATAAAGATCGATCCTAATGGGACCCATGGAGAGGCAATAGAACTTCATGGGCTTCTTGTTGTTATGCCTAAGCAACCGCAGAAGAAAGACATTCTGTTTCACAACCTCCCAAAGAATAAGCAATTTTGGAGGAGGCTTGAGGTCCCTCAGGAGCTTTCCAAGATAAAGACCATGGACGAGTGGCTTGAGAGGCCACAGGAGTTCAGGAACAAGTATTCCCCGTATATAGAAGAGGAGTATAGAAGGAGAAGAGATGGGGTGTGGTTCTACAACAACGGTGTCCCAACGTATATCACTGGCAGGAACTACATGTTTTTGCAGTGGACGAAAATAGATATAGGTTATCCAAACTTCTTACAATTTCAGCGTGAGATCTTTCTTCATCTGGCTGCTTGCGAGGTTGACGACCGCTGCCTTGGCCAGCTTTATACTAAGTGTCGTCGTTCTGGCTACACCAATATATGTTCTTCTGTACTTGTCGATGAAGCTACGCAAGTAAAAGATAAACTGCTTGGCATACAGTCTAAGACTGGTAAAGACGCTCAGGAGAATATCTTTATGAAGAAGGTGGTTAATATATTTAAGAATTATCCATTTTTCTTCAAGCCCATCCAGGATGGTACCACCAACCCAAGGATGGAATTGAGAACACCACCAACAACGCATATGACGGTGAGAAGCTTCACATGCTGTACTTGGATGAGGCTGGTAAATGGGAGAAGCCATCTGACATACGCGAGGCCTGGAGGATAGAAAAAACCTGTCTTATAGTTGGTAAGAAGATAGTTGGTAAGGCTTTGGTTGGAAGTACAGTGAATCCGATGGACAAAGGAGGAAAGGAATATAAGAAGCTGTGGAACGAGTCCAGTCCAAGCAAGCGTAACGCCAACGGAAGAACATCCAGTGGTCTATACTCTATATATATTCCAGCCTATCAAGCTCTTGAAGGATTCTTCGATATTTATGGGAATGCTGTGGTTGAGAATCCAGAGAACGAGGTGATTGGCATTGACGGAGAGAAGATAACAATGGGGGCTAAGGTGTTTCTCAAGAACGAAAGAGAATCACTTAAGCATGACCCTAGGGAACTCAACGAAGTTATAAGGCAGTTTTCTTTTACTGAAGACGAGGCATTCAGAGACAGTATCGAAGGAAGCTTGTTCAATATAGGCAAGATCTATCAGCAGATAGACCATAACAACGACATGTTGCCGAACCCAGTTGTGTCTGGTAACTTTATGTGGAAGGAGAAAGACAAGGAGGTTATATTCTCTCCAGACCAACACGGAAGATTTAGAGTGTCGTGGATGCCTCCACCAGAAAGGAGAAATGTAATAAAGGAGGTTAGGGGTAAGAAAGCGCCTCCAAATAGTGAATTCGGATGTGGTGGAGTTGACTCCTATGATATTGACGCTACGGTTGACGGAAGAGGTTCTAAGGGGGCGCTGCACATGTATAACAAGTTCAACATGGACGGGCCCTCTAACATGTTTGTTGTTGAGTACGCTTCAAGACCAGACTTAGCCAACATATTTTATGAGGACGTTCTTATGTGCGCTTTTTTTTATGGGTATCCTCTGCTCGTTGAAAATAATAAATACGGTATAGTTAGATATTTTGAGCAAAGAGGTTATGATGAATACCTTATGGACAGGCCCGAATTCCTGAGATCAGCTAACTCACACGCCAACGTAAAGACCAAAGGCGTACCGTCAAATTCCACAGATGTGATTCACTCGCACGCTCAAGCTATAGAGAACTATATACACAACCATGTAGGAATAAATACGGATAGCTTTGAGATGGGGAATATGTATTTTAATAAAACACTTGAAGACTGGATTGCCTTTGACATAAACAACAGAACCAAGTTTGACTTGACTATAAGCTCTGGATATGCACTTTTAGCTTCTCAAAAAGCAAAGGTTGAAAAGAATAAAGATGTGTTTTTGGATAAAGTATTTTTCAGGACATATAAGGTGAAAGAGTGGCATAGGTAATGTTTCATTATATTTGCCAAAACATAGTCAAATACGCCTTTTAATGTACAAAAGCGGAAAAAAACAAGGCTCTACACTTTCCTCTGGAAACTTCCCCAATCCGCTAGCCTCTGCTGAAGAGAAGGCTACGATTGCCTATGGGGAAAAGTACGCCAAGGCCATATATAAGCAATGGGGTAAGCTTGATGAGGATTCATCATTATACAGAAAAAGATTTTCCATATTT